ACTCTCAGGACAAAAATAGAAAACCGAATAAAACCCGCTCCCCTCGTTTCTAAAACGAAAATCATTTTTTGAAATTTCTCTTGCTTCCATTGTCGTAATTTTTTAGTTATTTATTTCTTTTGCATTTCCCCAAATATAACCCTCTGGTTTATGTGTGGTTTTTAGTTTATATCCCACTTTTTCAAGTTGAAACATTTTTTTTGAAAATTTTCTCTGCCATTTATCTCGCCCTTCCAATGTCAAAATGCCCGTTTCAAAGTCAAATTTGTAATTCCGGTTAATCATTGTAAACGGTCTAAAATGATAACAAGGATAACTATTTTCGGAAATCACGCTACCCGGTGCTATTCCAACGCCTTTATAATCAGATTTAAAAGTATATACGCTTTCAATTTCAACCCCTAAAAAGTTTTCAATTTCTTCAAAATTACATTTTGAATCTAAATTTGTTTTGTTCAATTTTTCCGTTTTCATTTTCGTAATTTTTAATTGGTTTATTATTAATATAAATAAAATCACATATTCATAAATTCGTTGATCTTCCCATTTTTTTGGCTCTTAATTCGGCTCTTCTTGCTTTATTGCGTTCTGCTCTCTTTATCTCAACGCCTATAAAAAACTCTCTCCATCTTCTTTCAACTTCCTCGTTTCCGTTAAGAATTTCGCTAATGTCACCATTGTGCCAGCTCAAAAATTTTTGTGCATTTTCTAAACCTATTCTATCAATATCAAAATCATGAATTGATTTGAAATGTAAAAATTTTTTGTAAGCCTTTTCGGCTCTTTCCATTTGTTTCGGGGTTGCTTTTAAAGTTTTCATTGTGTTATTGTTTTAATTGTTTGTTTTGTTCTTTATTGATGATGTAAAGATACAACACAAAAACGAAAAGTGTACTCAGTGTACATTATTTTATTGTTATTTAACACATAAAAACGCCTTATAACACACAAATAATCAAGTAGTTACGCAATGTAAAATAAAAATATTGAGCAATTGGGCGCATTTAGGCAAAATGATCTTTTTTTGTGCTCTTTTTTTAGACTATTTAACACTTATGCGGGTTCATTTTTATAGATCAATTTTTATTTGCGTATTTATTTTCTGATTTTTGAAAACCTGTTTTTGTTCAAAAAATACAAATTCTAAAATATCAAACCTTTCAATTAAAATAATCATTGTTATTAATTCAAAAGATTGATTAACAGACAAAAAAGGGATTTGTAAGGGGAATAAATTCCCCTTACTCCCCTCGGAGAGCACGCACCGCCCTCAGGAATTTTTGCGAACGCAGCAAAAAAAATAACGTAATATGCTGGTGCGAGATGGGCAAATGTTAAATTTAACTGTTGCGCCCTCCTCAAAAAGATCGCACATGTGATACCTATGGGTTATATCATAGGCAAATATTAAAATCAGCTGCTATGCCCTCCTCAAAAAGATCGCACATGTAATACCTTAAAAAAACATTTTGAAAAATCTGGAAGAGTTTTTGTTATGGAACGAGTGCGTTGGGAAAGGCAAGGGCTGGACGTAATGAGCGAATGGAGCGAAACGAACGAATGAAGGAAGCGCTTGCGAGCGGTGGCGATGCGGTGTGAATGAAGGAATGGAGCTTTGCGAAATGACTGAATGAACACGGCAAAAGTCACACGAAAGTGACAACAAAAACTCTGACAATCCTATGATTTCAGTTCAAAAGATTTTAAATAAAGATAGCTCCGCCTGTAGATTTAGAAGGTTCAACGAAATAGAAGTTAGTGCCTGTAAAAAGTGTGTCCCACGCATCAGTGATGTGTGTTTTATATTCGTCTGGTGAATCAGGTGTGTCCGGTGTTCCTTCGGGTGTTTTATCCTTCTCAAACCCATTCTTGCCTTGTCGTATTCCTGTTTGTTCCATTGCAATCTTTAGGTATTCATTATGAATTAGATTGAATGTTGGGAATAACAATGAAGGATCCCCTTTAAGTGCAAGGTCTATTTGAAGATGTTTCCAATCGTGCCGTGGGGCCTGACCAATATATACTCCTGTAATATTATATTTATTTGCGTTGAATACTCTTATAATTGTTTCAGCATAACTTTCCGGATTATTGCCAGAAGTCCATACAAAAGTATGATCGTAATAAAATACTACTTCTTTATTAATTTTTGGCGCATAATAATCACATACTACTTGACACAAGTCTTGCAACTTCCTTGGTGTCTTAACAAAGAAAGAATGGATTGTTCTTAATTCATTCCCAACAACCTGTCCAACTGCACATGATGATATGGCAGCATTTGAATCGAATGCAATGTGGATGGGTTTAGTAAAGTCAACATCTCCATCTCCTAAACAAGAGGATATGGTTAATTTTTTCCAATCATTCCCTAATGCAGTTAGTCTTCCATTGTCTGGAGGTAGATAGAAATGTATATTATCATCCAATGCAGAATAGAAGCCATTAGCTACTTTGAATAGTCGTTCGTTTAAGAATGCTGTTCGCCAAATTAAGGGAGGGCTATCTCGATACATTTGCCAAATAAAATCTTCTCCCAGAACTTCGAGGTTATCAAATACATCGTATTCAGCATAGAAAACCGTATATTCTTTATCTTTTCCTTTTACTGGAACTTTCGGCTTTTGATAACGTCTTGCAAGATCAAGATCCTTTCTTAACTCTTTTGCATGTCGAATCACATATTCCGTTTGTTCGGGTAGGCTTTCATAGCGTTTTACTTCCTTGTAAAGATTGCGTATGTAATTGATATGATCAACAGACATTTTATTTTCTTCTTCCAATATCCAACGTCCCATTTTTGAAGTAGGCATATCGGTTGAATACAAGGTAGAATGATGCCACGGATTAGAATCGAAATATTGTTTATTGCCACGGTTAGCCGGATTTACTTCCGATTTTATTTTATCATAACTTAGAAACTTTGCTTCCGGTCCAATGATCCAGTCGAGTGACATCGAATTGGCTGACATTCCCTGATTAAATGATAGCACAATCATGATAGTGCCGTTCCAAAAATGGAAGCAATTATTCCAGGCATCTCTTAATGGAGGTCGTTTTGGTTGTTTAAAATTCAGATTAGATGGAGCACGACGACCAACAAAATAATGAACTCCTTCAATATATCCCCATTGTACCAATGCATGGCAAATTGCCGGCAGGGTATTTCCCCATGCTTTTGCATAAGTTGGTGAAATAAGAGCACCTGTACTACCTGGCATTGCCCATACTCGTTGAAGAATAAAACGGGCATCAATTCCTTCTGATTTACCGGTACCACGAGCGGCAACAATTCTTTCCTCGTGAGCACTGACAATCATTGCTGCACGTTGAGCACGGTTAAAGAATTTTTTTGCAGTAAGTTCCTTCGCATGAAGCGAATTAATTTTACTATTTATTTCCTGATCATTCATTTACTTCTATTGCGTCCGATGCATTTTCTAATATTTTGCCTTTAAATAAAGCACGGAATTCTTTCCGATGTTCTTCTAAGTTTGGTATTGGTTCCATTCCATCAAGGACCGATATATCATCTGTTGGTTCCCAATTCGGTGGAATCATCTGACTCCAATCAAAAATTTCATCATCTTTGTCTGAACGTGTATATTTACCGATCTTATCTAAGTTAGCTGCCATTCCCTTTGAATCCTTTGCATCTTTCGCTATTTTAAATCCTTCTTTTGCGCCTTCAATGATCATGTATCTATACCATTCTTTTGACGACAATTTGATATTACCGACTATTTTATAAAGTGCAGCTACATCGCGATAGGCTTGTGTTTGTGAAATTGGTTCTGTTACACCACCACATCCTCCTATGAGATACGTTACAATTTCTTTGTCGGGAATTAATGGATTATCAAGTACCTTTGACACACACAACATGATTCGTTGCCTAATTTTATTTTCACGCTCTGTCAAGGCTGACAAAGCTTCAACATTTGATTTGAAGAGATGTTGTTCAATTTTATCATAGACTGACATTTCTTTGGCCATGGATTACTCTTTTTGTGATTGTTCTAACATGAACTTTTCTGCAATTGGTTCTGCTGCCGGGCTTCCGGCCTTTGCCAACTTAATTACAGTTTTTCTTAATTCATATTTGGTACGTAGTTTTCCACGTTGATAATATTCAAACAGTTGACTATTGACATGATTTTTACACATTTCACAAAACAACTCCCTCTCTTGGATCGGTATGTGAATTAAAAAAGCAATGTCTGAAGGTGGCATTAAAGCCGCCGCCATTTCTTCCAATTCATTCAATTGTTCTTCTGTTAAGTCCATTCAAATGGTATTGATTCGTTATAAGCTTTTTCAAACTCTTTTTTGAAATATTCAAAAATAGAAATATCTGTAAAATAAAAGCCGGATTCCCATCGATGATTCTCATTTAGATTTGCTGATCCGACAATACCAAACTTAAAATCTTCTGCTTCCACTAATAAAATTTTTGCATGGTTGCTATTGATGCGAATATTAGTGGTCATATTGGCTGCAAACAACAACATATCTAACTTGTGACGTTTCACCGTCATATCAAGAAGTAATGTCAAGCTCTTTATTTTTTTTTCTTCGACTAAAAAAAACAAAGGTCTCAAACTTTCTTCACTGATACTGAATGTTGCTATTGTTATATCCGCTTTTTTATGATCTGATAAAAGAAAAGGCAACACGTCATGTATTGCCCATTCTCCTTTATGCATAAACGGTTCGATTATTCCCGGAACGAAGGCTCGCGGGAATAATCGATCAAATTTATTCTGGTCCATTCAATAAAGCAATTTCTTGTTCGATGGTTACTTTTTCGGATATGTACATTGCTAATCGAGACCGGGCATTTGTTTCCAAATTCTTTTTCCCTGATGCTACTGCACTATCTATTGAAATGTTCGTGCGTTTGATATTTTCATTCACACGGTTCAAACGATATTGTAAATAACCTAACTTAATTAATTTATCTTCATTTTCTTCTGCTTCTGTTTGGACTGTCATTGCTTTTCCGTCAAACTCTGCCCACAATGATTTTTTTTCATCTGACAAATCAGTTAACTGTTCTGCCAAACTTTTTCTTTCATCATCTGTCAGTGTTTCATTATCCAATTCAGCATGAATGGATGCCATCAATGGAACAATTTCTTGAATGCGTGCATACGTTGCTTTTTTGTCATCAGTCAATGTTGAAACATCAACTTTTGAAATGGTAGCATCTAATTCAGCATCGTCATTGCTTGATGGAATGGTCGGTTCCTTTTCTTGTATGAAATCTTTGAAAGCATCCGGCGCCGATTTCATTTTTATCTCAATGGATACGATTTTGTTTACAAGCATTGTAAAATGCATGTCAAACGCTTCAACGTTACCATTGACTTCTTTGAAATAGTCCAAATACTTTTTTTTGATTTCAGCACTTGCAAACTTTTCAAACAGCGCTATGCCATCATCATATTTCCGTTTTTTGTCGCTCAACCAATTTTGAACCTGCTTAATCATATCGTTTTAGTTAAGGTGTAACAACGGATAACGCATCCATGTCAATGGGCGTTCCTAAGAAAATAGTAGGCACAAATGAATCACACTCGAATGTGAATTTGTAGCCACGACGATCGGCCGTTTTTTGACCAAGATCACATGATGGTTTGATGTTGCAAAGCATTCCTTTTTGACCAATCAGAATTTGTTCTCCCGATTGAGCTTCTAATACAAGGTAACCTGGCGTATTATTTACATACCTTGCAAAAGCTGCTGCTTCTTTCAAATTACCCGGAAAGAAAAACTCTCCCTTTTGCTTGAACGATTGTGCGTCATCATCTCCTTGATTATCAGCTCCATACTTAACGGTGTCTTTCGTGCAATAAATAAATTTTGGTTTAGCTCCTGTCGTTCCAAACACAAATGCCCCTGTAGCTGTTACATAATCTTCGATTGCCGAAATAACGGATGGTATCAAAGGAGCACTAGTCACTGCTGAATCAGGAACAAATAAAACGCGTTGTTTAAATCCCCCTGGGTTGTCGGTTCCCGACGGCCAAAGCAAAGGATTAAGATTTATTGAAGTTGTACTCATTTTTTTATAAATTTTATATGTTTATGAATTTTGAAAGAAAAAGGAGAAGGCCGTTAAGCCTTCGCCTGTTTCGCTATTGATTAATAATCTCCGGAATAATTAACGCCGGTGTTCACTTGTTCATTGGTTTGGAAC